CGCAGTGTCAATAGCTCTGTCGCTGTAGTGAAATCCTCGCCCCCGACGACCGTGGTGCGTCTGGCAATGCCAGTGCTTGATAGCTTGCTCATCCATCCAGAGGGTGAGGGAACCACGTTTTACCAAGGCCAGGTTGTACAGTTTCCAGTTGCTGATCTTCTGTTTGGACTTCCCCATCTGACGCTCCAGGTTGGTTAACTCAGATGATCAGATCCCTGGATGCGCTGAAAGTTCCGGATTTAGTCAACAACGCCCCTTGGAGAGGTACGGCACGCCATCGAGGTGGATGAAATCGGGAGAGGTGACGATGCCTTTCACCTTGTGTACGGCCTTACTGCCGCCCTTGGGATCGATGTCGAGCAGGTCGGCCACGTTCAGCTTGACGCCGAAGGCTTCCACCTTGATTTCCTCGCTGCCGGTACTGGCGTAGAACAGCACATCGTCCGGCTCCATCCCGCGCCAGCTGCCGGCCCGTTTGGCGGCGGCGATCAGCTGCTTGAGGTTCTTGGTGTCGAGCTCGAATTCACACTCGGCGGCGACATCCCCATCCACATAGCCATCGGGAATGCCCCGGGTTTGCGCCACCGCGCTGTTGTCGGTGATGGAGAGGCTGGCCTTTTCGACGTGAACCATGGCCCCCATCAGGGTGGTGTCGAAGTTGATACCGGAAAAGCGTTTGGTCACGGGTTAACCCTCCCCGTTGTTGAGGCTCAGATCGAGCAGGATGTTGACGGTGATCCCCTTGGGGCAGTCCACGGTACGCACCACCACAAACACCGAGACCAGATTCTTGGCTGTCCACTGGATACGGATGTCACCATCCTGGGGGGACGCGATGTCACCTGGGAACAGCTGGCCGTTGATGGTGGTCGCCTTGGCCATGGCGCGCAGATCTTTGCCAAAGTAGGTGATGGCCGCGGCGGTGCTGCCCGGGGTGGAGTTGAACGAGCGATCCCCGATACGGGCGATGGCGCGCAAGCGCATCCGGCGCGCCACCTTGTAGGCAATGCGCAGGTTTTCGATCACCTGGTAGTCGCCACCCTCGGCATCCAGGGTGCGGCCATCGGCCCAGTAGGTACCGTCGAAATCGGGGTACCACATCGGTACCGAGAACCGGTTTTGCTCCAGGGTCTGCAGGGTGGCCAGTGGCAGCGGGATCCCGTCCTTGTCCACCGGCTTGTTGCCAAGGCCGACCAGGGCGCCGGTCTTCACCCGGCAGGGGCTGTCGGCGATGCTCACTGCCCGGTTGCACAGGCGCCCCGCATAGGCGCCGGCGAGGTTCGGCCACAGCTGCGGTACCAAAGACACCGAATCGGCTCGGATGCCATCTTGCAGGGCAGCCAGCGTCCCCTCGTACTCGCTCCAGTCTTGACCCCCCTCGGCGGTCGAGACGATGCCTGGCACGGCCAGCAGCATGAACTGCCAGCGCCCCCATTTGGCGATGAGCTCCTGGTTGAGGGCGTGGGCGGCGTTGATTTTCGCCTCGTCCCACGCTTGCCCCAGTACCACGACCCCCTCAAACGACTGGGTTTTCTGGGCATCACGTACCGCGTCTTTCCAGTCCATTTCAGCGGGCAGCACATAGGCGCCGGCGCTCCAGTTCTGGCCGGCGTTGGCCATGGCGGCCTGCAGGTTGGCTTTCAGCTCGCTGGCGGCATCACCCAACAGCTTGTCGAAGTCGCTCTGGGTGTTGAGGGAGAGTAGCTTGCCGGCGTTGTTGGCGGCGTGGCCGATGAACAGCAGGTGGCGTTCGAGCTCGGTCACCGGCCCCTGCATCTGGTTCAAGTTGTTGATCTGTACATAAGGCCACATGGCGCGGGCTCCTTAAGTCTCGTGGTTAGCGGTGAACGGGGCGGGCGCTGCCCGCCACCGACAGGGTGATTTCATCGGCCACCCACACTTCAAAGGGGGCCACGGTCCAGGTCTTATCCAGCCAGCGGATTGCACCGGCCGGGTCTTCCACGATGCGCAGGGGCTCGGCAAACTTCACCTCCAGATCCAGGTCGGCGCTGTGCTCGTCATTGGGCACCACGTCATAGGTGGGATCGGGCAGGGCGAAGCGTTCGCGGAAAGGGTCGTTTTCCTGTACCCAGCTGGCGAGCACCGCCAGCAGGGTCTCGGTGCGGCATTCCCGAAACGGCAGGTTTTCCAGGGAAAACACGGCGGTGTATTTGAGCCAGGCCAAATCCATCCCGGTGACCCCCATGTCCTTGGGTTCCAGGCTGATGGTGCCGCCTTCCATCCAGCTGTCGAGGGAACGGGCGCAGCGGGCTGGTAGCACGCGCTCAAGCTCACTGTGCAGGGCTGACAGGAAATACCCCTGGGGATGCAGGGCCTCGTCGGTTTCGCTCATATCATCGAGACCCCGACCCGGTGCTTGTTCTTGATGCTGCGCACCAGCTGCTGGCTTTCGGCCAGCAGTTGCTCACGCAGATCGGGGGCGCGCTCGGCCATGTCTTTGCGGGCGTCCCGTTCGGTGACCGTGGCGAACTCGGGCAGCAGCATGGCTTTGGCCCGGGCAAAGACGGCGGCCAAGTAAGTCTCGGTCAGCGCGTTGTTGCCGCCGGCGAGGCGGGGGCCGGGCACCTGACCAGCCTCGGTGTAGCCCTGGGCTCGCAAGGTGGCCTGGTGACGGGTCAGCTGCAGGTTGATTTCGCTGATGGCCGCCAGCAGGGCCGCACTGATGGCGTCGCTGTCCATGTCAGCGGGCAGGGCGCGCCGGCGCTCGAAGTCGCCACACACCACGTCAGGCCAAAAGCCGTCATTGGTGATGGTCTGCTCGCTGTAGCGGATGCTTTTGCCTGAAATCATGTGCTGCCCTATCAATTGGGGCGCCCCTGAGGCCACGGGATTGAGCGCGGTGCGAGCGGTCAGCTGCAGGCTCATCCCCGCCGGGGCGCGGTGGCGTGGGAGTCGTTATTCCGGGTTGAGTGCTCGCAGGCGCATGGCGATCTTGTGGCGCAAGGTGCCGACCCCGATCTTGCTGTGGGTCTTCTCGGCCAAAGCCAGCCAGTGGTCGGCCTGCTCCAGGGCGGCGTTGTCTGCCAGCGCGCTGGGGCGAGGTACCCCGTCCTTGTCACGCAGCAGCAGGCAACCGGCCAGCTTGTACCATTTGGCGGTGGCCTGTTCGTTGAGGCGCCAGTCACCCCGCACCTTGTCGAACACCCGGGAGAACCAGGGCTCGACGCCATGGCCCAGCGCCGCTTGTTCCTCGGCCCAGCCCAACACGGTGTCGGCGGTGAAATGGGCCCAGTCGCGCTTGATGTTGCCCGGGGTGCGCTGGTTCTGCTCGATAGCCAGCAGCGCCCAGCTGATGGCGGTTTCCAGATCGCCGATATCAAACGCCCAGACGATCAGGCGTTGAAACAGCGCGTTCTGGTACACGGTGCCGAGCGCCGCCAGTTCCAGGTACTTGTCCACGTAGGGGCGATATTTGGGGAACAACTCGTTCCGTTTCATCGCCACCTTGTCGCTCATCCTGGCCAGCGCCTTGAGCCGTGCCATGTCCTGTTCCAGGGCAATCAGCTGCAGGTGCAAGCTGTTGGCCACAAGACCAGTGGCTTGCCCGGTGGTGGCGGCTTGCGCCGCCCCCAACTGGGCCTGGACCTGCTGCTTGTGACGCATGCCAGGTGAGAGGGCCATGGTTAGGCCTCCGGTTCGCTGTGCGCGTCAGTACCTGCCGGCGGGGCGGCAGGGCGCGCCCCGACCGCCACGTCGGCCTCTTCGTAGCTGCCAAAGGCTTCATAGTCGCCGATGGCATAGCCTTCCTGACGCCAGTACTGGTTTTCAAAGCCCTTGGTGTCGTCGTTGTCGGCGGCCTTGCGCTTGCGGGTGTTGCGCTGGGTGTAGATGTGCAAGTTGGCCAGGGTGGTGACCCACATCCCGTTCGCTGGGAAATAGGGCGGGATATAGGCCGGGCGGCCGGCAATGGACTTGGCCAGCTGCTGGGCAGCGATCTGCTCGGTGGGCTTGGTGGCCTCGCTGTAGAGCTTGGCCTGGGCTGCGGCCACCAGGTCGGTACCGACCAGCACCACCAGACGGGGATCGGTGCGATAGAGCGGGTTGATGGTGGCGTTGATGAGGTCAGAGGCCATTTCATCCAGGGTCTTGAAGTCGCCATGGCCGTCCGGGTCGAAATAGATCTTGTCGCCGGCGGCGGCTTTCACCACCTGGCTGCCCTTGTTCCACTCACGCGCCAGCTGCTGCCAGCCCTTGTTAACGTCTTCACCCAGCGGGTATTTGACCGGATCGGAGTCATCGGCGATGTGGGTACCGTTAAAGCCCACCCGCAGCATGTCGAGGCCAAAGGTCTGGTTGGTGAAGTCGGACACCAGCTGCACGAACTGGCCTTCGTGGCCGGCGTTGGCCCAGGTGCACAGAGTGCTCCAGTCCAGGCGCACGCAGGAGTCGGTTTCGGTCAGGCTGTACTTGTTGCCGTCGACCCCAATCTTGCGACGAAAACGCCCTTCAACCTTGCGGCCGGTGTGCAGGGCACTGGCGCCGACCTGCACCACCTGGCCGGTCAGTTGATCCACGTCCAGACAGGTGATGAGTTTCAGAAACTCGGTGGACTCGAGGATGGCGCTGCGCAGCACGGTTTCCATAGGGGCGCTGACCGAGAACTGCTTGGCCAACGCGTTCTCGGGTACGTTGAAGGCCTTGGCCAGCAACGCGTTGTAGTGATTCAGGCACTTCTCAGCCTGCGGGGTTTTGGTTTGACTCACAGAGGGTTCCTCAGCAAACGGTCGGGTGGGTGTCGCTGCCGCCCAGTGCATCGGGGCGCTGGTCCGGAGCTTCTACCGAGAATTTTTCGATCTTGGCGTTGAGGCCGGTCAGCTGTTCGCCCAGGCCTTTGAGGGTCTGTTCGAAAGCTGAAAACTGCTCGGTGGTGACGGCGACCGGGGCGGGGTCGGTCACGGTGGCCGGCTCGGTGACGGCCGGTTGCTTGTCTGCCGTCAGCGCGTCGACTTTGGCGCCAAAGGTTTCAATCTGGGTGCCCAGCGCGGTGAACATCCCCGCCAGCTTGTTCATCTGTTCTTCGTTCATGTCGGTACTGTCCTCGGGTTGGGGGCGGGTCGGTGACTCAGTGGGGATCGCTGCGTTCGGGGCGCCGTGACCGCCCAGGAAGTTGAACACTTTGTGCAGGAGTGAGACGCGGTCGGGGTGGTTGTGCTCGTCGGCAGGCAGCGAGAAGCCGGACAAGTCCAGCGGCTGGCTTGTCCCCACAGCCGGCAATGGGTGCTTGGCGGAAAACTTGAGCATGGTGGTGCCGGTGCTGGCGGGGATATCCGTCACGCCCACCGCAAACAGGTAGGTTTTGCCCTGGCCGGTGAAGTTATCCAGCGGCTCAATGGAGCAGAACTTGTACTGGCCGCGCTGGTTCTGATAGATGAGGTCGCGGGTCGGGCAGAGGATGGCGAACAGGGTGTGCTTGCCGTCCACCTTGTCAGCCTTAAGGGCCTGCACGTAGCCCAGGTTCTCGCCCCATTTCTCATGGTTTGGCCAGAGCTGTGCGCAGTAGAAGGTGGGATCGTAGGTGTCGGCCATGTCGGTGATCCACTTGGCCGAGATCTCGCGGCCATCCACGGACTGGCCCTCAGTGGCAATCACCACCCAGCCGGTGCGCAGTGATGAGTCTATCGGTGTTGGCACGGCGGCCCCCTTGTGTCGAATTGGCGTCAGGTTATCGGGGCAATGCGGGGGGAGCACTCACATGCGTTCTGGCGATTTCGGATAGAGGGTTGTATCCGAAATCATCCGAATGAAGGCGGCGGGATGGGGGGGATTGGCTCAGTATCATGAGCCCCAGCTTTATGACTGGGGAGCCTCATGGCCTATACAGAAGAGGTACGACAAACCGCCAAGCGGCTTTATCTGCGCCATTGGAGTGCACGGGAGATCAAGGAGGAACTCGGCCTTGGCAGCGTGCGGGTGGTGTATCTGTGGGCCGAGAAGTACGGCTGGACGGAGCTATTGAGCGACGAGGCGCTGGAAGATGCGATCTCCCGTCGTTACCAGGCGCTGGCCGCCAAGCCGAAGAAGAACCACGCCGATCTGGCCGAAATGGATCGGCTCATCAGCCACCACGTCGCCCTCAAGGCGGAGGCCGTCAAGCTGGCCGAGCGCGAGCAGGCCCTCAAGGCTCGTCGGCAGGCGACTCCGTCAGATGAGGCTGACGAGGTGGGCGAGCGTGACGGACGCCGCCAGCGCGGGGAGAGCAAGCCGAAGAAGGGCGGCAAGAAGACCAAGAACTGGGTCAATGACTTGGGCCCCGAAGACTTCGAGGGGTGGCTGGCCTCCCTGTTCCCGCACCAGTTGTACGTGCGGGAGGTCAAGAACGACCCGGCCATCCCGCGCACCCGCAATATCCTCAAGTCCCGCCAGATCGGCATGACCTACTATTTCGCCGGCGAAGCGCTTGAAGACGCCATCTTGACTGGCGGCAATCAGGTGTTCCTGTCCGCGACCCTGGCCCAGGCCGAGATCTTCCGCTCCTACATTATCAACATTGCCCGCAAGTTCTTAGGCGTGGAGCTCAGCGGTAACCCCATTGTGCTCTCCAACGGCGCGCAGCTGGTGTTCTGCTCAACCAGCGCCAACAGCGCCCAGGGCTACACCGGCAACTTTTACGCCGATGAATACTTCTGGATCAAGAACTTCAAGGCGGTCACCGACGTGGCCACCGGTATGGGCTCGCAATCCCACTGGCGCAAGACCTTTTTCTCTACCCCGTCTAGCAAGGCCCACGGTGGCTACAAGCTGTGGACCGGGGATGACTGGAAGGGCAAGGATCCGGCCCGCCAGGCCATCGAGTTTCCGACCGAAGCAGAGCTGCGCGATGGTGGCCGGGTCTGCCCGGATCGGGTGTGGCGCTACATCCTCACACTGGAAGAGGCGGTGGCCAAGGGGTTCACCCTCATCGACATCGAGGCGCTGCGCGAAGAGACCGCCATCGAGGTGTTCGATCACCTCTACATGTGCGCCTTTGTGGACGATGAAGCCTCGGTGTTCAAGTTCCAGCACATGGAACGGGCCCAGACCAGTATCAGCAACTGGAGCGATTACACCCCTGGGCACCCCGAGCCGTTCGGTAAGCGTGAGGTGTGGTTGGGCTATGACCAGAGCCGCACCCGCGATAATGCTACCCTGGTGGTGGTCGCCCCGCCATTGTTTCCGGGTGAAAAGTTCCGAGTGCTGGAGAAGCATTTCTGGCGCGGTATGAACTTCCGCTACCAGGCGGACGAGATTGAGAAGATCGCCAAGAAATTCCGGGTCACTTATCTAGGGATCGACGTCTCTGGGGTTGGGAGCGGGGTCTATGACCTGCTGCAGCCCGTATTCAAGTCAACCATTACCCCGATCAATTACAACGTGGAGAGTAAGGCTCGGCTGGTACTCAAGATGGTGGATGTGGTCGAGTCAGACCGCATCGAGTGGGATCAGGAAGACATCGAGATCCCGTTGGCCTTTATGAGTATCAAGCGCAGTACCACCGGCGGCGGCCAGCTGACGTTCCGGGCCTCGCGCAGCAGTGAGACCGGACACGCTGATGTGTTCTTTGCCATTGCTCATGCGGTAGACAACGAACCGCTCGACACATCACGCCGCCGTAAATCCACCTGGGCCATCAGTAAACGAGGAAAACATGAGCCGCAAACAGCGCTTTCACCCGCGGGCCGAGCGGCCCACTCCCAATGCCGTCAGCAACCGGCCCACGGTCAGCTTTTCCATTGCCGAACCCATCGACCCTACAGCCTGGATGACCGATTACACGGACGTGTTCTACAGCCCCTGGGGCGAGTATTACATGCCGCCAATCGACAGGCAGGGGTTGGCCAAGGTCGCCCGCGCCAATGCGCACCATGGGGCCATCCTGATGGCGCGGCGCAACATGGTATCGGGCCGGTTTATCAGCAGTGAGGGCGTGCCCAGGGAGGTGATCACCGCCTTTGTGCATAACCTGCTCCAGTTCGGGGATGCAGCCCTGCTGAAATTGCGCAACGGGTTTGGCCAGGTGATCGGGCTATATCCCCTGTCGAGTCTCTACCTGCGTCGCTGCCAGGATGGCAATTTCCTGATGCTGCAGCGGGATGGCAGTTACAAGCACTACCGTGCCGAGGACATCATCTGGCTGGCCCAATATGATCCGGTGCAGCAGGTGTATGGCCAGCCTGACTACCTTGGCGGCCTGCAGTCGGCTTTGCTCAACCAGGATGCAACCATGTTTCGGCGCAAATACTTCCTCAACGGGGCGCACATGGGGTTCATCTTCTACGCCACTGACCCGAACATGGACGATGACCAGGAAGCTGAAATGAAGGAGATGATCGCGAGCAGCAAAGGGGTGGGGAACTTCCGCTCGATGTTCGTCAACATCCCTGGCGGCAAGCCGGATGGTATCAAGCTGATCCCGGTTGGTGACATCGCAACCAAAGACGAGTTCGCGGCCATCAAGGCGATCACAGCTCAGGATGTGCTTACCGCGCACCGTTTCCCGGCCGCGCTTGCCGGCATCATCCCGGCCAACGGTAGCGGGGGGCTAGGGAACCCCGAGCAGTACGACCGGACTTATGCCCGCAACGAAACGATCCCGATGTGCGAGCTTATCCAGGATGCAATCAATGGCGCCAACCTTCCGCGCCGGCTACAGGTGGATTTCAATCGGTCTCTGGAGGTCAGTGCCACTGTATAGAGATCCAGCTCTAGGGTATAATCGGACGGTTTTTCATCGACGGTATCAGGGGGGATTTATGCGGGTATTTTGTCGGGAATGTGGGGAGCTGGGGCGCATCACCAAGACGCACCGCCTGAGCCGCGACACCGCCGATCTGTACTGCCAGTGCACGGATGCGGAATGCGGACACAGCTGGGTGTCGCAGATGTCATACAGCCATCCTCTTAGCCCATCTGGGCGCACGACCAGCCAACTGGCCTTGAGCCTTATCAACTCGCTGAGCAAAGAAGGGCGGCAGGCCATCCAGCGGGAACTCAACCTTGGGCAATGAAAAAGGGGCGCATGATGCGCCCCTTCGTATATATCATCCGATCAACTTCAAGTCCGCTTTGCGGCGTTCTTTCAAGGCATCATAGAAGTTCTCATGGGGCCCGACGCTCAATAGGTAGAGCTGCAGCTCCGCGTCTTTCCAAGAGTAGCCAAGCAGTACGAGTTGTCCCTTGAGCTTGAATTTGTGCACCCGCAGGTACGACAAATCCCCCTTCTTTTGTTCGCCGATCTCGGGGTCGTCAATGACCCGCTCGATTTCGTCTTCCACTACTTTCAGGTCTTTCGCAGGAAGCTTTTTGAGTTGCTTGGTGAACAGGCTTGACTCAAAAACCTCAATCTCGTTTTGTTCTTCTGACATAGCGGGTTACTTGCCCTTCTTTGACTTGTTCTGCTGCGAGCATCACATCTTTGATGAAGCTGAAAGGCAGGTCCGGGTTGTCTTCGACCATGCGACCGATCTTGGACCAGTACTCAATTTGCTTCGGCAAGGATCGATGGGCAGCAGACGCGTGGATCTTCACATCGGCGATGAAGTCATCGTCTAAGCGTACTGTCTGAGCCATGTGTATTGCCTTTTGTGCTTTGGGTGGAGTGCACAATGAGTATATGTCACATGCCAACAAATGCAACAAATTGTTGCTTTTGCTGCCTTCCAGAGCTGCCGCGCTTCGCTTGCCGGCCACAAAAAACGGTGTGACAGACTGCGCTAGTCACGCCGTTTTTTGCAGCTGTTATATATCAACTAATCGGCTTTGTTACTTGAGCTCCGGCGTTTTGCATCTGCATTGCATCTCGGATGCAGTCATGGAGGGAGTTGTGGGAAACGAACCAATCCGGTTTCTGCCAATCGTCCAGGTAACCTTTGGTGCCACCGGACAGCGCATCGATGTAGGTCCGCACATCGCGTACCTCATTGAAACGCCATGGTACCGGCAGGCTGAAGTCTTCGAACAGGGTGGCCAAGATGGGGGGATCAAAGTCGGTACCACGGGCAAAGAGCTGAGCGCCCTGGATAAACCCGGAGAAGAGGATGAGAGCTTCGCGCACGGACACTGAGCTGCCGCTGATGATGCTATCACGGGCTTCCTGGCTTCGGCCGTTCCACCACTTCACCGTGCCAGGGTCGACAGTGCGGCCGGCCAGCAGCTGCTGGGTCACATTGAGTTTGAGGTGCAGCGTGGTTTCGCCATCCACGAAGGGGACGCCATTATCGAACATGAGGCCGAGCTCTTTGAGCCCTTGCGCATTCCTATCAAAGCGAACGGCGGACAGGGTGAGCACCAGGGCTCGCTTGTCCGTGGCCAGTGTCTCGGTATCCACCACAACGGTATTGCCGTCGCGTTGTTGGGCGATGTTATCAGTCATCTTGTTTCCTCTCTGGTTATTGGGGTTCGAGTGACAGCAGCCGATCAGCCACGAATGCGACGGTGTCGCCGCCGTTTGGTGTCATGGCATCGGCTTTGGCCATCAGGTGAGTGAGTAGCACTTCTCGATGCTCTGGGCGAACGTCGGCCAAGCGTGTCTTGGTCGTCTCGGCAATAAGGTGGTGCACATCAGGTTTGCGTGCAGGAGAGCGCTGGCCATCAGCTGGCAGCCCGAAGAACTCGGCATTACTGATCGCCTCCTGGCGGCGTTCGACTGGAGGCAGAGGCCATGTCCGCAGATCAACCTTATCGCGTAGGCGGTCAAGTTGAGTGCTGGCGGCCTCGGCGTCCCCATCACCCAAGGCATCCAGCAGCGCCAGGGCATCATCCGCGCCGGCGGCCGTCATGCTAGCCAGCCAAGCTGCTGGATCCCCGGACTGGGCCAGTAGGCCCCGCACATCTTTGAGCTCCGCCAGGCGTTTTGCCTCTCGGCGTCTGGCTTCGGCTTCAATCTGATACGGTGATAGCTGGTTTGGAGATTCGAACGGATGATGCTCGGTCACTTTCAACTCACCATCCCGGATGCAAACTGACCGGTCTCTCGTCCTAACAATCAACCCGCTCCGGACCATGGCCACCTCTTCACCACTTAGCCCCAAATGGAATACATTCTTATCGCTCAATGGATCCTCTTTAGATCCTCCGTGATCGTCCCGTACAGTTGTTGCCAGAGCTCCAAGGGGGAAACCCCCTTCGCTTCGCTCGGTACCCACTAACTCGCTGCGCTCGCCCACAGACCAAAACCCGCTACTCTGAGCTTCGGTGGTACTCTGTGAACCACACTTGCGCAGCACCCATTCCCCCACACGGGTTTGCTGGATGAGGCCGTCAGCGGCCCGCACACCCACAAGCTTGGTTTGCGGTTCGCCGTACTGATTGGGTTCGGCAAAAGCGGTGCGGTGGATACTCAAGGGGCGTTCATCGCGCCGGCAGCAGGGGCCGCCCATGGCTTGGGTGAAGTTCTTCCAGTCCACCGCGTCGGCATAGCGCCGGCACTCTTCCATGATGGGGCTGGCCAGCGGGGCCACGACGATCCCCTTGGCCTCTTGCAGGCGGCCAGGTAGCCGGCGCAGCTCCCGCCAGATACCGACCGGCGGCCCTTTCAAGGGTTGGAACTGGCGCAGGCCCCAGAGCGAGGCCCATGCCCGCACTCGGCGGGCGCCTTCGGTAGCCGCGGTTTCGGCTTCCAGATCGCCTTCGTCACCGATCCGGTACCCGTCGATGTTCTTGGCGATGTATTTGACGATGTAGCCGACGGCGCCGCCCTTCTCCTTGTCCATTACCTTCCAGTCAAAGCGGGGCGTGATATCGCTATATGGCTTTTTGCTGTCCGGGTGGCGTTTGCGTTCCAGGTCGCCTTTGTCATGGCTCAGGGCATAGCGCTGCAAGATGCCGATCAGTCTGTGCTGGTGCTCGGGTTTGACCCAGATCAGCAGGTGCCAATGGGGTGTGCCGTCGTGGTGGGGTTCGACCACCCGAAAGCCGAAATAGTCGATAGGGTCGGCCACCAGGAATTCCCCCCGCTTGGCCAGGTTGCGATCGAGGGCAGCACGGCAGCGCTTCCACAGCTCGCTGATGTAGTGTTGCGAGTCGCGAGGGGATGAGCCGTCGTGCTTGGGGTTCTCTTCTGTGCTGTCTGGTCCGCCGGTTTGGGAGGCTCGTACCGTCTTCCAGGGGTGGAAGCGGCTCGGGGTCGTCCAGGTGAAGAACAGGCCCACATAACCCATTTCGTCAGCCACATCAGAGAAGCCGCGTGCCCGAACAATCAGCTCATGGCGGCGGTTCTCCGGGTTGGCGATGGAGGCTTTTACCGCATCTTCCAGGCTGATGATGATGTCGTCCTGGGCGTTATAGGCTTCCATGTCCTTGAGCCAGGATGCCGCCATACGCTGACGTTCGATAAAGGCCTGCAGGCCCTGACTGGACACGTAGGCAGATACCCCTTTGCGTACCTTGCCGAGCAGGATGGCGCAGTGCTCGCAATACTGGTCCCAGATCTTGCGCAGGCGCCTGGCCCACCACTTGGGATCGAGCCAGCGAATAAGGTGGTGATGGATGAAGTCGTCGCGGCTTGCGGCCGTTCTGAACCTGGGCAGGCGGGGCAGCATACCCCAGGCGGCCAGCGGTTGGCGGCAGGCATACCACAAGCGCAGCGGCGGCACCTGCTCAGCGCCAAAGTCAGTGATGGCATTACACAAGCGGGTGACCCGTTCGGCGTAGTTGACGGCCAGGCGCTCACGGCTCTCTTTGGTGCGCAGCGCTTCGAGCGGTTCGGGGATCACGTTTTGTACCTGGCGCAGGGTGGTGATGCGGCTTGATAGCCAGCGGTTGGCCTCCTTGCAGATGGCCACCCCCTTGAGCACGTCCGGGGCGCGACGGGAGCAGTAACCCACGAACAACTCGGCGATCAGATCTCCGGGCAGCTGCACCCCTGGCCCGCCGTTCTCACGCGGGATCGGCCGCTCCAGCAGGTCAAGCGCCCAGTCCAAGGCATAGGCGCCAGGGATGCCGACAAAATAGCTCTTGATGGCCTCTACCCGGGTATTGATATCGCCGCCGGCGAGCTCCCTACGCCGAGCGGCGGGGAGGCGGGATGCGTCGAGTGGGCAGAGTGAGACACGACGACAAGCCATGATGCGACGCGCCATGGCTTTGGTGGATGCTGCCAGTTTCCAGGCAGCAGGCTGCCTGGGGGTTATGGGTTTAGCGTCGAACAGATCGGGGTGGAGCGACATTAGAACGGCAGGAGCTCATCATCACGCAAGATAGCGAGCTGGTATTCCAGGTTATCAATGATGCCGTTAGATGCTTTATGCCCTCGACGATATGAGCGGCATTGTGCAGCGGCCATGCGACAAGTCGCATGGCTACGAGGTAAGCCTGCCAGCAGGTTCTTGAGCAGTTCACGGTATTGCTCAAGCACAGCCAGTTCTGCTTGCGCCATGGCAGACCAGGCTGCTACTTCGGCTACCAACTCGGTTTCGAGTGCTGGTACAGAGAAAGCATGAAAATTTTTCATTTGGTACCCTTCATCAAAATGGCAGTTGCTCATCACAGCGCAGATTGGCGAGCCGGTGCTCACTGCGAAGCAGGCGCGCTATACAGTCCCGATAGATGCGCCGAGCAATACGGCAATTTGAGAGGCGTGAGCGTCGACCGCGCCAGAAAATGCGGGAGTTACGACGCATGCGCCATATCTTGAGGTTTTGCTGACACTCCCGAAGCTGATGTCGGCTAAAGTCGACACAGGCGTGCAAGTCGATGACGTCTTTTTCCAGGAAAGCGATTTGGGCTGAGTAATCAGGTGAGTTTTTCATTTGGGTGACCTTCATCAGAGTGGCAATGGGCTTGATGCTCATAGGTGATGCCCACTCAAAAATTGGTTGAGCGTTGTCAGGCCGGTTCTTCGAGCCTTGATCACCATGGAGGTGTGAGCACATATGCGGCGTGCTGCTGCACATTGACGAAGGGTGAATGCGATAGTGGCCCGTGGTCTTGGCGAGATCTGGCGGCACTCGATGAGATGACGCTGATACCCGCGCAGGCGCGCACTCGCGCCGCGTAGGTCTTCCCACCACCAACTCAAATTTCGTTCCATGTCGGACATCAGGCGCTGGCTCATAGGATCACCTCGCCTAGCCCATGCAGTGGTGCGCACTCTTCCCACCAGTTGCCGATCTCGTTGGCGAGCGCAGTGTCTCCTTGGCCAAGCGCGAGCCAGTAGATGGCGCGGATCGCCCCCAGAGCAAGGAGCTCTGGCTCAACATCAACAGCAAGATATTCCGCACGGTAGGTCAGCCAGTTCATGTGCAGGTTGCTGCGTGGTTGGCACTGATCATCAGTGTTGTCGGCTTCATCATCACCACTGTCATCATCTAGCAGCGCATCTGGGCTGCTGGTAACAACGAGCTGGATCTGGATGTGCTGTGGGCCAGACTGGACGCATCCCATACACACGCGGTTGTCATCAGCGCGGGCGGCGAACATGTCAGCCAACAACCCCTCGATCAGCTTGGGTGCCTGGCGGGCGATCTTGATTGCGTCACTCATGGCTCTATCTCCTGTTCTTGCTCACGGCGGTGTTGTATCGCTCGTGGGTCATCAGCTGAAATTCCCGGGATTTCAGTGGCCGAAACAGTCGGTACCGCAATCCCACGTCGATCACATCCGCTCGGCAGTGTGTAAGCCGGCGCGGGCGCTGGCTGGTTAACAAGCTGGCCGCCTTTTCCTGGATCGCTGCCGGTATCCGGCCAATGCATCTGAATCCGTCCATTGCATTCCCCTTGGTTGTGTTATCCATGAGCCCACGCATAGAGGCTCAGTGATAAGGCCGGCGAACCGGCCTGGTGTAGGCTTACTGGCGGCATTGCCGGATGTCGGCAGCGGTGACTAGAAGCGGGGAGGGATTGGTCCCTGTCATTAACCAAGAGGTGTGCTCGTTGAGTTCGTTATGGTTGGCGATAACCAGGAGCAGGCCCCCGCCGATCTCGCGATAACCGAGCTCGTAGTTTTTGAGCGTGGTGGGCGGGATACCCAGTTTCTCGGCGAACTTGGGGCGGCTTAGCCCCAATGCTTCACGCAACTTGCGCAGGCGGCGACGAGCTTCATGGTTGAGGTGACCCATGGACGGCAGATTGATAGGTTGCATGGTTAGGCTCCTTGATGGGCATTGAGACGATTGATGTGACCAAATAGAGAAGCCCAGACCAGGGCGTTCGCTCGCTGGCTCAGGATCGTCAGGTCGTTTTCCGAGTAGCGGGCGGCATATGGGCCTGCAATGCGGCTGTTCTGGATCTTGCGGTTTCGCAGCGCGCAGGGGATTGCTAAAGTTGCCATGTCAACTTTCCTTAGTAAGTGGTTGATAAAGAGCCCCGTTAGGTGTTTGCAGCACCAGTGATCGGGGTTTTTTCTTGCCCGCAATTTGCGGTTTGTGGGTTGTTGACCAGTGTCATCAACAGCCCCTTGCTCTGTGCCAGCCGTTCGGCTGATCTGCTTACCTCTGGTTTTTCTTCTGGCGGTGGTATCAAACCGGAGCGCCACTCTTCGAGGGTTACCGCGCCGTGAAACAGGTGTTGGTATCCGAGCCGACGCATGGCCAAACAAAGCGATTCTCGGTCGCATTCTCCGAGTGGAAACTCAGGTTTAGCCAGCGAGATGGGCAACTTGGCGTTGTAACAAATGGCCTCACGCTGATCTTGGTTGAGTGCCCCCCAATACTTCGCAACCCTGCAATTGGCGTGGTAAATCGCCTGACGCATTTCTGCCAGCGCTCTCTCGGCTGCACTCGCTTGTAACGTGTTCATCATTTCCTCTCTTCACATCGCTAGTGCCGCAAGGGGCGACACCACTTGAAAGCGCTGCTCTACGTCATTGATCAGCAGTGCAACCGAGCCCATCGCTGCAGTAGCGATGCTCATGAACGTGCGGTGCTCGTGGCTGGTGATTCGGCCGCGTTCTGTTAGCTCCAGGGTGTGCAGACCGATGTTTGCTATCTGGGAATTCAGGTTGATCACCTGATGGGTCAGAGACGGGGCGCGCTCCCCTTTGGGAATGGCGACAGCCGTCAGGCCACAGCAGAGCAAGGCGCCATCAAACAGGGTTTCGTCTCTGGTGGCGTGGTAGAGGGAGATCATTTCAGCCACTGTCAGCTCGTGCTCCTGTTCAGGGTTGAGCTTGTTGCTCAAGGTCTGCGGGTGCTTCATGCCGATGGTTCGGCCAAGGTCAGCAACCTTCCCTCTGTTGTTATCCGCAAATAGCTGGCAGGCCTGGTGCCAGTTCAGATGTATGTCATGGCGTTCAACAAACATGACCAACTCCTTTTGACTCAATAATCTGGGTTCAGCTGGCAACCGTCATGGTTACGAAACGTTCGGCCTGATAGCGAGCCTGCATAAAGAGGGCATAGAGATTGACGCTGCGATGGCCACGCTTGCCGTCTTGCAGGACTGGCAGTTTTCCGCGGTCTGCACGTTTACGGATGGTGTTGATGGCAACCCCCTGACGCTCGGCATAGTCGGCGAGGGATTCGCTTACGATCGCCTTACCGGTCTCCCGGCTGAAGAAGGGGTAATCTGCAGGTAACTGACTGACATCGCTCGGGATATGGATGCGTTTGGATTTAGAGGCCATTGTGGTACCCTCTGGTTGTTTGTGTGTTTTGTGGTGCCTTGTGGTAGTTGGTAGCTACCTATGGCTTTGATGTTTGCATGGTTTTCTATGCATGTAAACATCCATTGCATGGAATTCTATGTTTTGATAGCTGATAGATTAAAAAGTGAGCGAAAGCGATTGGGGCTCACTCAGGAATCGCTTGCGGAATCGGCAGGCATTAAGCGGATTACTCTGCAGTCTTGGGAAAGAGGGCTTTCATCACCTCCAGCCATCGCTCTAAGTGCGCTTGGGTCTGTAGGAATGGATGTCTTGTTTGTTCTCACTGGTGAACGTCAGCAGACTGGGATTGGTGAGGCAGCCGTGCATCAGGCGGTACTGGATGCCGTCGATCTGCTATCGCTTGAAGACAAAGTAAATGCGGCCCAACTAGCCAAAGCGGTGGTAAAGCTCATTGCCAAGTCGGTCCCGGATACTCAACCAGTGGCGGGGCAGGTCATCAATACCAACAGTGGTGATGGCGCACAGCAGAACTTTGTGAATTCCACCGTCGGCAGCGTAACCACCGGGGACGTCACCTTGGGGCGGGGTAAGAAGAAGACGTGACACCGTCCCCAACCTCCCCCCCTCCCAAACCAGCAACGTGCACCAGATCTTCCAAGGTCCAGTCGAAAATGTTGCGGGCCGCGATGTCAACATTACCAACGAGTTGGGAGGCCGACCGCTTACCAGAAGGGAGCGGAACGCACTCAATGAATTGGTAGAGCGTTTGATCAAGGAGTTTGGCCAAGAAAGATGGGAGCCTTGGAAGTTCCTGCACGAGACGATAGGCATTAACGAGATCGGAGAGATGCGGCTTGAGCATCTGAAACCGGCCCAAGCCTTGCTCCAGTTGATGATTGAAGCCAAGGAGGCAGAGTCGGCCAATGCTGAATCAGCCGCTTGGTACCAAGAGCACCTTTCCTCGGAACGTAAGTTACAAGAGCAGGGCAGGGTACTTGTCCAGCTTCGTTCCACTGTTTCCCAATGGGAGCAACTCGGTCAGTCATTGCGGCAGGAGCGGGATCAGTTAAAACTGGCTCTGGATCGGCAGCTCAACGTGAATAACCAACAGGGGCGTGAAATCCAGAGTTTGGCTTCCGAGGTCAAGCGTTTGCAGCAACGCTCTGCCCGTGAAGCACAGGAACACCGGCACGCGGAAGCGGAGAGCCAGAGGGCTGCTCACCGGGCTGCTGGGTTGCAGCAGCAGATCGATAGCCTTGTTGCCGGCAACTCGCGGGCCGCACAAGAACTGATACAGGCTCAAGGTAAAGCCCAGCAGGCTCAGAAAGTGGTGAGCCGACTGAGGGGCACCATGATCTGCAGCAGTATCTTGGCGGTGCTCGCTGTCGGTGCGATTAGCCTGGAGGCCAAGCAATTGGCTGATGACCTGGTACAGGCAAAAGCCCGAAGACCTGAATGCCAATATGGCGGCGCTTCCTATAGCTGGGGCACCAGACTTAAAACTCCAACAGGGATGCAGAAGTGTGTGAAGAGTCGCACCGGTCAATACCTGTGGCAGCCAAATTGAATATTCCCGTAATACAAGTGAGAGGAACAGCATGGAAGGCACTGTTTATGAAATTTGTTTCACTGGTTTCGGCAGCATCAAAAAACGTGAGTTAATAGCGCTTACCAAAACAGCTCAGATAGATCAGTTTATTGTCAGAACAGAAGTAACCAAGAACTTGGATTTCCTCTGTTGCGGCAAGAACGCTGGCCCGGTAAAAATCAGTGAGGCCCAAGCTCAGGGGTGTCACATTCTTGATGAATCTACGTTCATTAATCTTCTTGAAACCGGTCACATTAATGTGAATGGTCAGAATGTGCGACTGACTAAGGGTGACCCTGCTCCAGAGATCTGCTTCACCGGTTTTGGAGATGATGCCAACGGCAAGCTCTATCAGCTTACCGAGTCGGCGGTAAAACATGGGTTTGTTATACGTAACAGCATTACCAACGGCGTTGGTTTTTTGTGCTGTAGCAGCGCCCCTGATGCATACCTTGGCTTTGCTAAAATTGCAAAAGCAGTTGCCGATGGTTTGATCGTACTGTCTGACGATGAGTTCACTGAGTTGCTCAAAACTGGCGAGCTTCCCAAATCGCCTTGGTTGTATAACGAAATGTTCTCAACTCCCCATATAGCGGCTGACCTGCTCGGTATTATTTATGACAAAGCACTACAGCACCGCGCGGGATAGTACTGACCATACAAAAATTGATACAGGTTCAAGGGTATGCATCCAGAATTGAGGTTTCGATTTGAACGTATCAGCCCAGAAGTACTGGCCGACTTCTTCGCTGAGAAAGGGGCAAAGATGACCTGTCATCAATGTGGCTGCGATAACTTCAGCATACCAACGGTGGACATTATTTCCTCATATGCCGCAGGTGACCCAAGAACAACGGAAGATGAATTAAGACAAGTTGCATTGGTTCCTCATGCTGTCTCTAGCGATGATCCTGTCATGACCCACAAAGTCTATTTTTACCCGATGACCTGTAAAAATTGCGGAGTAATGCAATCAGTAAATGCTCAAACGGTGCTGAGCTGGTTCGAAAGCCTGTCGCAGGGGAACGAGTGATGGGGGAGGTCAGAGACGTTGATTTCAGAGGGGGCCGGTCACATACTCCGAACCAGCATGATGATAGAAGTCATGGTGGTGGCCCTAGAGGTACCGGTGGTGATGGAGGTAATGGTGACGTGTTAGAACCCAGAGTTGCAAAACTTGAGTCTCATGTAGAACACATTCAGCGTGATACAACAGATATCAAGCAGAAGCTGGAACGGGTGGCTGATGATGTCAGCAGCCTGAAAGTGTCTATGGCCACGCTGGCAGGGCAGCAAGATTCGTTTGATATCAAGCTAGATGCTATGGACAAGAAATTTGATGGTAAATTTGATGCCATCGATAAAAAGTTTGATGCCATGGACAAGAAGTTCGAATCAAAGTTTGATGCTTTGGATAAGAGATTCGACGGGCTGAATAACACATTCGCAACTAATTCATTTGTGCATGAGGCGTTTAACAAACAGCAGCAGTGGATGTTTCGGAGCCTGTAAATAATTCTGTGTAACTGCCCACTCCATTACAGGTGACCGTTCAGGCGATCACCGAACTCGATAATAAAGCGATTCAGGGCAGGCTTCCAATTCTGGATTGGCATGGTCCACTTCTTTGAAGCCTGCTGTATCGCGAGAAACGCCACTTTGAGCGCCGACTCATCGGTCGGGAACAGCTTCCTTTGTTTGGTCGCTTTGCGCAGCACGCTGTTGAGTGACTCGAGCGCATTGGTTGTGTAAATTACCTTCCGGACGGCGGGGGGATAATCAAACAGCGTGATCAGATTGTCCCAGTTATTATGCCACGAGCGCGCTATCTGCGGGTACTGGCTATCCCAGCGCTCGCCGAAGGTCGCTAACGCCTGCTGACCCTCACGTTCCGTCGCAGACTGGTAAATCTGCTTCAGTTCAGCCGTCACCGCCTTGCAGTCCTTCCAGGAGACATAGCGCAACGAGTTGCGGACCATATGGACGATACACAGTTGAACCTTGGTCTGGGGATACTCCACGGCAATGGCATCAGGGAAACCCTTGAGACCATCCACACACGCGAGCAGGATGTCTTCCAGGCCGCGGTCCTTCAGCTCGGTCAGGACCGACAACCAGAACTTTGCCCCTTCGGTCTCGGCCAGCCACAGGCCCAACAGCTCCTTGTGCCCCTCCATATTGATGCCCAGAGCCAAATAGAGCGACTTGTTGATCACCCACTGGTTCGCGCGGATCTTCAGCACAATGCAGTCCAGATAGACGATGGGATAGAGCGGATCCAGCGGCCGGTTTTGCCATTCGTGGACCTGCTCGATCACACGTTCGGTCACCTTCGATACCAGCCCAGCCGAGATGTCGGCGTCATACATCTCTTTGAACGCGTCCACGAAATCCCGCGTACTCAAGCCCTTGGCGTAGAGGCCGAGGATCTGGTCGTCCATCTGGGTAAGGTGGGACTGGCCCTTGCGGACGAACTGAGGCTCGAAGGAGGCGTTACGGTCGCGAGGCGCCTGGATGGTGACCTCTCCGTGCTGGCCTTTTAGGCGCTTGGTGGAATAGCCATTGCGATTGTTGCCGGTCCCGCGGCCTTGTGGAGCGTGTTTCTCGAGCATCTGGGCTACGAGAAACACGCTCCACAAGGCAGCGGGACCGGCAACAATCGCAATGGCTATTCCACCAAGCGCCTAAAAGGCCAGCACGGAGAGGTCACCATCCAGGCGCCTCGCGACCGTAACGCCTCCTTCGAGCCTCAGTTCGTCCGCAAGGGCCAGTCCCACCTGACCCAGATGGACGACCAGATCCTCGCCCTCTACACCAAGGGCTTGACAGGCTCATGTTTCGTACCATGTTGGCCTTGATCGGCACTGGCATCGGACTGACGGGAGCTGTTGTAACGTTACTTATCAAATTTCTTCCCAATGCACCTTAAACGCAGTCTCCTTGTTTGGTTCTCAAAATGCGCCCTAATGGGCGTATTTTTTCACCGGTAAAACCATATCCCAATGAGTATCAAGTCAACCCCCGAAGGTTATCTGGTCGATATCCGCCCGCAAGGTCGTGACGGCAAGCGGATCCGCAAGCGCTTCAAAACCAAATCCGAGGCCCAACAGTTTGAACGCTGGGTAATTGCCACCGAGCATAATAAAGGGTGGGTTGATCGCCCAGCAGACAACCGGCCGCTCTCTGAGCTTATCGAACTCTGGTGGCGTTACCATGGCCAGACCCTGAAAGCAGGGGAGGCTGTACGCAAGAAACTGCACAATATCGATGCAGCGTTGCACCATCCACAGGCTAGACAGGTGACTAGGGCGTTGTTCTCCGAGTACCGGGCACAGCGACTGCATGCTGGTCGGCAGCCAAAGACCGTCAATCGTGATCAAGAGATGCTTGGCGGAGTGTTCTCGGTACTCATCGATCTTGGTCATTACCATCATGAGCATCCGCTCAAGGAGCTGAAGAAGGTCAAGCTGGTTGAGCGGTCGATGGGTTACCTCACTCAGGATGAAATCAGTGAAGTCCTGGCCGCGCTATCTGGGGACAACTTGAAAGTGGTCAAGCTCTGCCTGGCAACAGGGTCTAGATGGAGTGAAGCTGCGAATTTACGCCGCGAAGATGTGCTGGCTGGCCGGGTGACTTACATCAACACCAAGAACGGCAAGAATCGCACCGTGCCGATCTCTGACGAACTATGTAAAGAAATAACGACCGGGGTTAACCGTGGCCCACTGTTCCGTGACCTGGACTATTACCTGGTGCGCGATGTGCTCAAGACTGTGGCGCCAGATTTACCAGCAGGGCAGGCGGTGCATGTATTCCGGCACACCTTTGCATCACATTTTATGATGTCCGGTGGCAACATCCTCGCGCTGCAAAAAATCCTGGGGCATCACAATATCCAGCAAACGATGACCTATGCCCACTTTGCACCTGACTACCTCAGCGATGCTGTGCGTTTCAATCCTCTGGAAAATCCACTGCCAGCAGCCTGA